GAGTTTTACAGTTGCAGTAAAAGAGGAAATTCTTGGTCAACACCATCTCAGTCGTTATGAACTATCGGCCATTATCAAGATGTCTGGCAGTATCGGTCTATCTAGTTCGGGCTTGACCTTGTCTGTCGTGACCGAAAATGCCAAGTTGGCTCGGTACCTTTATGAGTCCTTTCTCCATTTTTATGAGATCAAGTCAGAAATTCGACACCATCAGAGAAGCAATCTTCGTAAGAATCGTGTCTATACGGTCTATACAGATGAGAGGGTGCAGGAGCTTTTAGCTGATTTGCGACTTGCGGATTCCTTCTTTGGTTTGGAGACAGGCATTGATCCTGATATTTTAGCAGATGAAGAAGCAGGTCGTTCCTACTTATGTGGGGCCTTTCTTGCAAATGGTAGTATTCGCGATCCGGAGTCTGGCAAATACCAGTTGGAGATCAGTTCCGTTTATCTGGACCATGCCCAAGGACTGGCCTCTCTCCTCCAGCAATTTTTACTGGATGCCAAGGTTATTGAGCGAAAGAAAGGTGCAGTTACCTATCTCCAGCGTGCAGAAGACATCATGGATTTCTTGATCGTGATTGGGGCCATGCAGGCGCGTGATAATTTTGAGCGCGTCAAGATTTTGCGTGAAACTCGTAACGATCTCAATCGAGCCAATAATGCCGAGACAGCTAATATCGCTCGGACAGTTTCTGCCAGCATGAAGACTATCAATAATATCAGTAAAATCAAAGATAGAATGGGTTTGGAAAATTTACCAGTGGATTTGCAGGAGGTGGCTCGCTTACGGATCCAGCACCCAGACTACTCTATCCAGCAGTTGGCGGATAGCCTGAGCAATCCCCTGACCAAAAGTGGTGTCAACCACAGACTCAGAAAAATAAACAAGATTGCAGATGAATTATAGCGATATGAAATAACCCCTTGAATTATCAATGTTTTCAAGGGGGTTTGTTGTGTTGTGAAATCAAAAAGGGGCAACCGAGGGGCAGAATTAAAAAATAGTATCTAATTTATTGACCAGTTTATCCTCCATATCCTCAGTAGTATGAGAATAGATTTCCAAAGTCATCTTTGCATTTGAGTGCCCAACTCGATCCATTATTGACTTTATTGGAAGGCCAGACTCTGCTAAAAACGAAATATGAGAATGCCTAAAAATATGGCTGGATAAGTTTTTTTCTATTTTAGCCTGTTTTCCATATTTTTTTAATATCTGTATGAAGCAAGCTATTGTTGTGGGTTGATTCCATTTTTCAAAACAGAAAATATAATCATCGCTTGACAATGGTTGGAAACGTTCGCTAAGTCGCGCTATTTGCCTTTGAATAGCTTCTATGACACTCTCTGATACTTTGATTGTCCGTATTGAATTTGTAGTCTTTGGCAGCGTCTTGATTTTGTTTACTGAATCAAAATTACCTGTGATCTCAATTTTGTTGTTTTGGAAGTCTATATTCTTTAGCTGCAAGGCAGTTAACTCACCATATCTCATCCCAGTTAATGCCAGCACAAGAACCATATCAGCATACTTCTGATGATATTCTCGACTATTGAGGACATCCACTAATGACTTTATTTCTTCCATGGTAAGGAAATTATTACGCTTTTTTTCTAACTCTTCCAAAGTCTTTGGTCTTTGAGGAATCGTAGTATAATCCACTTCGTTATTCTCGATATAGGAATATTGAACAGCGTACTTGAAGATACCTCTGAGCCGATGTCTGACTTTTTTAGCAGCAATATGTCCATTGGTTTCAATCACTTTTTCGATAGCTTCCTGGAGAAAACGTCTGTCTAAATTGGCCAATAAAGTGTCAGATGGTATGACTTCCTTCATCTTCTTATCAACTGACTTACAATTATGCTTTGTTGACTCCTTTACTGTTTGCGCCCAGGATTTATAGAAAAGTTTATAAATTTCTTCAAAGGTAATGCTCTCGACTTGTTTTGTGCTTATTTTTTTATTTATCTTTTCCTGCAGTAAGATAGCAGCTTGATTTCTTGCCTGGGGAGTTTTCTTCTCCATCGTGACTGAGACTTTTTTTAATTTCTCAGTATATGGATCTTTGTATCTCTCAAAAAATTTATATTTGCCGTTTGGCAATTCTTCCATCCACATTGATTTTACCTCATTTTTTTGATAAAATGGGTTCCGTTATACCCACAGGCATAGAAGGCTAGTCCATAGTAAAAAGGGCTTTTTAATGCCTTTTACTATCCAGAATATCCTCACACTCAGAGTCGCCAAACTTTGCGAGTGTGGGGATTTTTATTATTTTGTTTCAAAAATGTTTCCACATTCTTGACAATGCCATTGTTTTTTTCCTTTTTTGCCAGCAAATCCAGCTAGCGTTCCGATCCCACCTGTCAAGACAGCCCCGCCGACAGCTTTTCCAACCGAAAATCCTTTTTTATTTTGTTGCATAAACTGCACATTCTTGCTACTACAATGTGGGCATTTTATAGCATTTTTTTCTATTTTTTTCTGTTTTCGGACTTCTACAAGTTCACTACTAGCTTTAGCAGATTCTTTTAAAACAGTTTTCACTCCTCTATTTTCAATTTCTTCCATTAGTTGAGGATCTTTTTTAGCTTGAAGGTATTCACCTAATGTTTTTGATTTTATAAAGCCTTTAAAACTCATTTTTAACTCCCTTGATATAATTTATAATATTTAAATACTCTTCTTTAACCATCGTTTCATCAGCGATGGTTTTTAATTTATACTTTTCCATAAAATGGACATAGTTAAATTCAGATACATCATCCATTGTTTTTAACTCTTCTTCCAGAAGATAATGGATCATATTTCGGTCTGCTTGAAGCTCACATAATTCTCTATTAAGATGATATTGGCTTTGTGAATGCTCCTTGTGACCAAGTTCGTGTAGGGCTACTTGTTTTTGATCTTGCTCTGATAGATTGATATCAATAGCAAGAAGCTTCAATGTTGGATTGAAGAATCCTGGACTATGCCAGCCTGTTCCATCAAAGTAGCATAGGTTCACACCCTCCTGGGCGCAAAGCTCTCTTACAGTCATAAATGCACCTCTATTTATTTTTTAAGTGTGCCTCCAAGACCGCTGTAATAAAATCTATATCTTCTTCAGAAAGTGGCTTACCATCGAATAACATAGATTGTGCAGCAATGTCTCTGAGGTCTAATGGTGCAGAAGCATCACCATCTTTCGCAATGTTAGGATTTTCTGTGCGTCCCAATAGGTAGTCGGTGGACACGTTGAAGTAGTCGGCGATTTCTTGTAATCGTTCAGAGCTGACCTTTTGTCGCTTTAAAGAATACAGAGTATTTTTACTGTATCCAAGTTTTTCTTCTACTTGATTTAGAGATAAGCCCTGTTTTTTTGCTAATTCTCTAACTTTTTCAAATGTCGGAAACATTGTTAAATCAACCTTTCTAAGAGATTGACAAAAAATATTTAAATTATTTGTTTAAAAATGTTGACAAAATTAAATAAATGATTTAAAATAGTTTTTGTAAGTAAGTTACAACTAAAAAAACAACTAAGAAAATAAATTATAAAAGTGTTTTGGCGAACGGTATTTATAGTTTTATTAGTGCTTTTTATTATGCTTTCATTTTAAATTATTTATTTAAAATAGTCAAGCGAAAAGACGAAAATAGTTAAAAATTTAGTTGTTTCTTATTTACATAAAGTGTAAAAAGGAGGAACGTATATGCCAGATATCGCAAACGGTCGTGAAAAGGTTAATGCTTTCTTGAAAGAGAAAGGAATCAAAAAAACAACTCTAGCGGTTGCTTACGGCTTTAAGCGACAGGAAGTAACAAACATTCTAAGTGGAACAACTAAAGGTCCACGAGCGAACAGCTTTATTCTTCAAGTTATTGAAGATTATGGGATTGAGTAGGAAAGATTTGAGGAGTAAAGATGGAAGAAATAAAAATCAGAGAAGATGGTATTTACTTGAACAATCAAAAATTAAAAGGTGTTCAAGCAATCAAAGCAAAAAGCACGGCTGAAAACGGCCATGCTACTGTCTACTTAAAATTTATTGCCAAGTTGATTTGAAACAAGGAGAAGAAATGGAAACATTTATTATATCAGTTCTGACATCTTTAATTGTGACATATACTATGATGCATTATCACATTTATAAAGTAAATGAACTATACAAGAAATATATGGATTTCGAAACATCGAGTGTTAAGAAATTTGCTGAAGACATCATAAGCAAACTTCCAAAAAATTCTTCCCTAGGGGAGTGATAGAAAAACACATTTTTTCAAGACTAATTTCTGGATAATTTTCAAGAACATGTTTAACAATGAAGTTATTTCTAATGAAATCATAGTTTGAATCAATCGCAGAATATCTATCATCATCAATTTTTAACAGACCTAGTCGCTCTAAGTTTGTTAGAGACGGAGGAAGGTCGTCAATCCCTTCAGATCCATCTATAAAGTAGATGATTGGGAATATTATTTTAGAACCGCCGTCGGAATTTATAACAGCTTTCATGATAGGGATTGGGGAGCCTGTTGCGTGGTTCTGTTCCTTTAAAAATTGGAGAATACGTGCATCTGTTACATCTAGTTGCTTAATAATCTCAACGAAAGACGGGTGTATAATCGAATTCTTTCGATCGTCGAATGAACTTGCTAATATTTTCGCGAACATAGAGCGTAACTCTTCTTCCTCAATATAATACTTAGATGCTTCCAATGCAGGGCCTAATATTTTTAGAGGAGGTTCTTGAACATTCTCTGGTGGGATAGTTGCTACTTGTTGAAGCGTGCTATTTCTGAGATTCTCGACATCAATTTCGTTTTTTGCACGCAATAATGCTGCTTGATTAGAAACATCGTGTCCATAATTGATATACCACCAATCTTGCAATGTTTGAATAGGTCCGGCAAATACACCGGCTGAAGTAGCTCCTCCTAAAAATCCTGTGACAAGGGGTAGAAAGTCTTTAAGTTGGTTAGGATCCATGATTATGATTTCTTTCTGTTTAGATTGCGACTAAAACAGTGAGAGGTCCTAGCCAAGGTTATTATAGCAAATTAGGAGGGGATTTCATCGGTCTTGAGACTGATATAGGAGGACGAATTGGAAGATAAAATCATAGAACTTGCTGATTACTTCATCGGCGAATCTAAAACGTACAGAGAAGCTAAAATAGCGTGTGAGAAGCTATTAAAACAAGTCAGCTATGAGATAGAACTCAGGGCTATGGAAAGTAATATTGTATAAACAAAAAGCACCTAACAAAAGTCAGGCGCATACTAAAATAACTACTTAGATTATATCATGAAAGAGGCAAAAATGGAAGCAATTGAAGTTGTGAGAATTAGGGATGTGATCATTGAGAAGGTTTCGGCAAACGATGAAGAATTAGAACACATCTTTGGATGTACAAAGCGACAAGCAGGAGATATGAGACGAGAGATGAAGAAATTGCCTAGTCAACAGAAGCACCTCAGAAATGACGGTCAACTTGTCACAATTAAAGGGTTTGATGCCTATCTACAATACAGAGGTAGTCAAGACTGGAAAAAAGAAATGGGAAAAAGTAAGAAAATGAGGTCGGTCGGATGAACGCTTTCAGCGCATCACTGACTTTAAAAAGAATTATAGGGATAGAAAATGGAAATTAAATATGTTTATGAAAAGACACAATTAGGGTGGGGGTGGCAAGTTGCCCTAGACGGACAAAAGCTATTCTATCCTTTTGGCGAACTAAAAGGTGTGAAACGCTTTGTGAAGGAAAATTTGGATATTTTGATCCAGAAGCTAGAAAGTGAAGAAAACTATGGACTAGCCTTCTATGCCTGTGGGTATAACGGACAGTCACAACAAGAGTACATAGATTATTGGGAAAAACAAGGTTTGACCGTGTTTTAATTCAAGGAGAATAATATGACAGAACCAACTTTATCAAGCCAATTGCTGGGCTTAGTAGCGGTTTTCATTGGGATGTTTATCTTAATGCTATTTACGGCTAAAAACGAAAAATCGGATGAGCAAAATGTAGTGGTCATCATTGAAGAAACAGAAGATTTCAGAGAAGTTGCTCGAAGAAACCTGAGAATGTGTGACAGAAAGTCAACCTATGATACACAACCACCTGTAGGACTTCCTTCATCAATTGAGGATGTACCACAAGTTTTTAGAGCATGCATCGAAGACTATGACAGGCTTGCTTGTGATTACCAGGAAGAAGCAAGTAACAATGATTTCCTAAGAAAACAAAACGCTGAGCTTTTAGTTGAAAATGGGCGTTTGCTCTATCAGGAAATGACTTTGGATTTTCGCCAGAATCCAAGAAAATGGAGGGCAAAGACATGAGTGTTAGCCGTGACATGAGCGAGATGGAAATCCGTGTGTTAAACATGATCATGAATTGTGCGACCTTCGATTTGCCCATTCAAGCGAGTGAAATCCGCTTAGAGACTGGACTTTCGAAGCGTAAGCTGGAAGAGATTATCGAAAGCTTGCGTGTGAATTTTAGGCATCCTATTGTAGCTAAAAAGATGAAACCAAACGGCTACTACTTACCTCGTAGCGAAGAAGAGAGACAAGCTGGTCTTGCTCCCTATCGCAGACAAATCTTGACCGAGCAAAAGAATCTTGCTGCGGTTATGAATGTTGATTTGGATAAGTATTGGGAGGATAGCGCATGAGTGAAGATTTTAGAATATTACCTCATGATCTAGTTGCTGAGCAGTCGGTTCTGGGCGCTGTCTTTATCTCACCGGACACCATCATTTCACTGGCCGATGAATTGACTCCAGAGGATTTCTACAAGCCTGCAAATAAGATCGTGTTTAAAACCATGTTGTCTCTGCTTGAAAAAGGCGAGCCAATCGATGCTACGACTATGGGCTCTGCCCTCACGAATCAAGGAGATATTTCAAAAATCGGGGGCATCACCTACGTTGTCGAGTTAGTGAACTCCACTCCAACATCGAAGAATGTGGAGCACTATGCAAAGCTTGTGAAAGAAAAGTCTACGCTCAGAAAAATGATAGCAAACCTATCTGACTCCCTCTCGAGTGCCTATCAGGGCGATGTGTCCATCGATGATATCATCGCAAAGACTGAAAAGTCCATGCTTGATATCAGCAATCAAAATACGGGTACTGGATTTCGTAATGTGGCTGATATCCTTGATACACACATGCAGATGGTCGAGACTCGCTCTCAGACAGATGGAGTTGTGACAGGTCTATCTACTGGATTTGATGGACTGGATAAGATTACGACTGGTCTTCATGAGGATAATCTCATTATCCTTGCTGCTCGTCCTGCTATGGGTAAGACGGCGCTAGCTCTGAATATCGTTCAGTACATCGCTGTGAAAGAGAAAAAACCTGTTGCTATTTTCTCGCTTGAGATGGGGGCGGAAAGCTTGATTGAGCGGATGTTAGCAGCTGAGGGAATGGTAGAAGGGTATCATCTCAAAACTGGGAATCTAAGTGTTGAGGAATGGAGTAGGCTAGTGCATGCTCAAGGGAATCTATATGATGCACCTATTTTTGTCGATGATACAGCTGGTATTCGTATCTCTGAAATACGGTCAAAGGCTCGAAAGCTTGCTCAGGAAATGGGAGGCCTTGGAGTTATTATCATTGATTATTTGCAACTGATCACTGGCTCAAAAGGTGAGAATCGTCAGCAGGTAGTTTCTGAGATTTCAAGAGAATTGAAAATCCTAGCTAAGGATTTGAAAGTACCTGTCATTGCCCTGTCACAGTTAAGTCGGGCAGTTGAGCAGAGACAAGAAAAACGTCCGATGCTGTCAGATTTAAGAGAGTCTGGCTCTATTGAGCAAGATGCAGACATTGTAGCTTTCTTGTATCGTGATGCCTACTATCAGAAAGAACAAGCGGACAGTCAAGAAGCGAATAACGTGACCGAGCTGATCCTGGAGAAGAATCGGCATGGTAGTTTAGGAACGGTTAAACTATATTTTCACAAAGAATACACAAAATTTTCAAGTGTGGAGGAGTAGAAGATGGCACAACGAAGAATGTTTAGCAGGAAGATTACTGAAACAGACAGATTTCTTGAGATGCCTTTATCATCACAAGCTCTCTATTTCCATCTTAATATGGGGGCAGATGATGAAGGGTTCATTGACAAGGCTAAGACTACCCAGAGAACAATTGGGGCAAGTGATGATGACATGAAGTTACTTATCGCAAAAGGATTCTTGATTCCGTTTGAAAGTGGAGTGGTTGTTATCCGACACTGGAGAATCCACAATTATATCAGATCTGACAGATTTCAGTCCACTTTACATCAGGATGAAAAAAATCAACTAGAATATGACCACTCAAAAACAGCTGTGTTAAAACCTTTGGAAAATGTCATACCAAATGGATACCATTCGGATACACAGGATAGGGTAAGTAAGGTTAGCTTAGATGAGGATAGCTTAACTACCTATCCTAAAGAACCTGACAATATCCCTTACAAAGAAATTATCGATTATCTCAATTCAAAGACTGGAAAGAATTATAGAGATAATGTTCAGAAGAACAGATCTCTGATTAAGGCTAGATGGTCTGAAGGATATCGACTAGATGACTTTAAACAGGTGATTGATAACATGGTTAAGGATTGGTCAGGTACGAAGTATGCGAAATACTTGAGACCAGAAACCCTCTTTGGAACGAAGTTCGACGGTTATTTGAATCAAGGAAATGTTGTTAAACGTGAAAAGAAAACAGACGAAAGGCTAGGGTTTTAGATGAAACAGTTTAAACAATTCAGAACCAGAACAGTTCTTGATGATGTCTGTGAAATCCATGGATGCCATCTTTGGTCTGTTAAGATTCCTATCAAGGGCAAGGTTGAAGAAATCAGTCAATGTCCTGAATGCGAGAAAGAGAACATTCGACGCTTTGAAAAGCAGTTGAATATGGAATCTGAGGTCAAGAGTAAGCTATCGGATACTTATGAGGTCTTTGCTCGAGATAGTATTGTCTCAAGCAAGCTGGCCAGCAAGTCACTACATGACTATGAAATTCGAGTTGACATCGATGAAAATGCTATGAATTTTGTGAAACGTTTGGAACGTTGCTATGCCAAAGGTGAGACTGGGAATGCTATCATCACTGGTCCGTCTGGTGTTGGGAAGAGTCATCTTACTTATGGCTTTGCTCGGTTTCTCAATGAGCAGTTTAAGGCATATGATGAGCCCAAAAGTGTGCTCTTTGTGTCAGTTGTGACCTTGTTTGATAAGATTCGTGAAAGCTTTGAGTTTGACAATGGTTTCTCAGAAGCGAAGATGGTCAAGCTACTGTCTGAGGTTGACTTCCTTTTATTGGACGACCTTGGGAAAGAGAGCCGCAAGGCTGATACGAAGCGGAACGAGTGGGCGCATCAGATATTGTTCAAGATCCTGGATAATCGGACCAATACGATTATCAACACGAACTTGAGTAGCGAGGAGATTAAAGAACTTTACTCGGACGATTTCGGGAATGGTGCTTTATCAAGTCGCATCTTTGAAGGAGCAACTGGCAGATGCTTTGTGTATCCGTCTGGGATGAAGGATAGGAGGTATTGATGTTAAATCTTTACTTCGTCTACAATGGGCACTGTCAATTTTTTCTTGGAACGTTTAATAACGTTGATGATCTTATTGAACGGATGGAAGACCATCAATGGGCTTTCTCAGCTATCACTCACCCAAGATTTGAGAAGCATAATCGAGCAAACGAAGAAGGAAATCGAGGAGTATTCGAAGCCATGTGATAGACGAGTGGCACAAGGTCGTACTGCTCATCGTGAATTTCTGAAGAAAAAATTAAAGAAAATGAAAGCGCAGTTGGAGGAGTTGGAAGATGAAGAAACAGGAATTGATTAAAGCAGTTATTGAGTTACCAGTAGATTGCAGTGGCTCAAGGCCTAAGATTGATAAATTAACAACATTGGAATTGACAAAGTTATTAGACGAGCCAGAAAAAATTAAAATTCCGCAGGAAGTAGCTGACTATATAGAGTTTAAAAAGGCAAACAATTTTCATGTTTATGGGGCGATGAGAGTGATTGAAGATCATTACGATAAGAGAGTCCCTGAGTGGTTTTACGAAGACAATGTTGAAAAATTCTGTCTTGCTTGGATTCTAGGCTATGATGTCGAGGAAGAAAAGCGGTATCTAGTGAGGATTATTGGGATTACCAATTATAATAGTTACTTAAATTATCACAAGGGAGAAGATAAGTGGACTATTGAATCTCGTGTGGAGATTGATGCAATCAGAACTAAACACACCCGCAAAGAACTAGAAGATGCTGGTTTTAGTGAAGTGTTTAATAGTCCATTGTTTGAAGTTGAGGAGGTGGAGTGATGACACAAACACTTGAACAAGCAATAAAAAATGAAAACAAACGCATAAAAATCCCTGCGAAAATCAGACCGTTTGATGTGGGTTATCGAATAGTGAATGAATATGGTCAAGCACTCGCTTTAAGAAACGGGGCAAGTATATTCGCTTTGCCTTCACTTGCTGAAAAAGCCATAAAGAAAGAGTTTGGGAAAAACGATCCAGATTTTGATATTGAAAAGCATTCTGTTGAAGAGGTTGCTATTATCAATTTAAGTAAATTTCATAGTTATTTTGAGGAGGTGAAGTGATGATTATCAAGAATTACAAATATAATTATTCAAGTGGCAGAATTTGCTACACAATTGATGTAGATGGTCGTGAATTTTCCATGGAACATATAAAAACAGAGTACGGGAGCAAACAAAATGATATTGATGATTTCTTGGTTTCAGTCAAAGAGTACAATTTTCAAGAAGCTGAGATGCTTGGAGAATTTGTTGATTTTCAAAGAAATCTGCTTATGTATGGAATTGATTTTGAATTGAGAAATGAGGTTACAGATTGAAAAGATTTATCGCAATTTGGATATTATTGTCTGCTGGATTAAATATCTGGCAGATGGACAAGATCCGTAATTTAGAAGAGAAGCGCCCGATTGTAATCTACAAAGCGGACAATCAAGGCGCAGAAATATTCGGTAAAGTCGTTGAGAAAGGACGACATGGCAAACTATACACGCTGACTATTCGTGATTATGGGGTGTTCGTAGTTACGAAGGAAGTATATGACAAGGTGAAAGTTGGGGATGAGGTGAGGATTTGAAATTTCTTGATCTGTTCGCAGGAATTGGTGGATTTCGTTTAGGAATGGAGTCCGCTGGTCATGAATGTATAGGATTTTGTGAGATTGACAAATTCGCTAGAGCTAGTTATAAAGCTATACACGACACGAAGGGAGAAATAGAATTACATGACATCACAGCAGTATCAGACGAGTTTATTCGAGGAATCGGACGTGTGGACATTATCTGTGGAGGATTTCCGTGTCAAGCTTTCAGAATTGCAGGAGCAAGACGAGGATTTGAAGATACAAGAGGAACTTTGTTCTTTGAAATCGCAAGGTTCGCATCTATTCTCAAACCTCGCTTGTTGTTCCTTGAGAACGTCAAAGGAATCCTCAACCACGACAGAGGAAATACCTTCGAGGTCATCCTCTCAGCGTTGGATGAACTGGGGTATGATGTGGAGTGGCAAGTGCTTAACAGCAAGAATTTTGGAGTCCCCCAAAATAGGGAGCGTGTGTTCATTATCGGACATCTTAGAGGACAACGTACCAGAAACATTTTTCCTCTCAGCGGAGATGGTGCAGCGATTACTTGTGAACAACCAAAAATAAAAAAGGTTGGAAATATTAGGAAAAAAGGGAAATCGCAAAGTGGTGATGTCGTCTCAATTGACTCATTGGCTCCTACTTTGTGTAGTACTACGACACAAAAAGATCCTTTAAAAATTGCAATTCCGGTATTAACACCAGAAAGACTAGAGAAAAGACAAAATGGGCGTAGATTAAAAACGAATGGAGAGCCTATGTTTACTCTGACCGCTCAAGATAGACACGGAGTGGTCGTAGAAAACGAAATAAAAAAATATGGAACAATCCAACCTAACTTTAACCAAAGCGGAGTCGTCTATGATACAGATGGCATAGCGCCAACTATCAGAGCCTATCAAGGTGGAGGTCTTGAACCTAAAATCAGAGTTAAGGAAGCAACCAAGCAAGGATATGCAGAAGCTGAAATCGGTGATAGTGTAAATCTATCTCATCCGAATTCTAAAACACGCAGAGGGAGAGTTGGAAAACAAATTGCCAATACACTATTAACTGGAGAGAGTCAAGGGGTAGTTGAGCCTGATTTCAGGATTAGAAAGCTAACACCCCGTGAGTGTTGGAGATTGCAAGGCTTTCCAGACTGGGCATTTGATAAGGCTCAAGAGGTAAACTCTAACAGTCAACTATACAAACAAGCAGGGAATAGCGTAACAGTCAATGTTATCGCTGCGATAGCAAAGGAGTTATCATGAACACACTAGAAAACGTAAAGCAATGGTTTATAGACCGTGATTTAGAAAACGGTGGACGGTTAGACAAGCAGTCACTTAAGCTTAGCGAAGAGTTCGGTGAGTTATGCGCTGGCTATCTCAAGAAGAACGAGAAACTGACTAAGGATAGTATCGGAGATTGTGCAGTAGTGATTGTAGGTTTAGCACTATTAATCAAAGAGGATGTAAATCAGATTTTCAAAGAATCTGGTAGTTTACGGAAGAAAGAGATTACGGAAACATTAATCTCAATCAATGCAAATATTAGTGAGTTTCAACTGTCTCAAGGATTTGCTAGTAAATTAATGTGCAGACACAATCTAGTACGCTGCATTGGTTATCTGAAAAATCTTGGTTATGATTTTGATGAATGCTTTGAATTAGCTTACCAGGAAATCAAAGACCGCAAGGGTCGTTGGATTGACGGGACTTTCGTGAAAGAGGAGGATTTGCCAGATGAACTATGAGCAAAGATTAAATGATAAACAACGTAAACATTTCGCATTCATGCTAAAACAAAAACGCAAAGATAATAAATTGTCACAAGAATATTTAGGTAAAAAATTAGGATACTGTCGTTCACATATTTATAAGTGGGAGAATTTAAAATCCGCTCCTGACATGTATAACGTTGAGGATGTAGCGACTTATTTCAATCTGCCTATGAATGTATTTATTGGGAGGGATGAGGTGACAAATGCCATTTTTTCCAGATGTGAATGAAATAAAGACGAAGGAAAATGCCAAAAGAATTCTAAGAGGCTATCCTCGTTGGAGAAGAGTAGCAAATGATACAGATGGGCAGAGAGTGACCACTACCTACTCATTCATGCCACGAAATCCATCAAGCGGGAGAGATAGTCAAGTCGAGAAGTTAGCTATACGTAAAGTTGATGCAGAGTTTGAGCTTGATGCAATTGAGCAAGCTGTCAGTGGATTACATGATCCTTTATATCGTAGGATACTTTTTGAGAAGTATCTCCAGTGGAATTGCAAGAAGGATGAAACAATCGCAATGGATTTGTCTCTTTCAGAAAGTTCTTATTATGACATTTTGGATAAGGCTCTCATGGCATTTGCAGAGTTGTATCGAAATGGAGAACAAATCGAAACGCTAGACTAAAAAATGGAGTTTTCTTGGAGTTTTCTTGGAGCAAATTTGGAGTAAGTTCGGAGTAAATATATAATTTTGTGTGCTAAAATTATATTATGAAATATTTGTAAAAGGCAGGCACACCCTGCTTTTTCTTGTGGACTGGAGGTGGCTTTGTGAAGAAAGTAGAACCAATTCGTGAGCTTGATGATATTGAGAGGATGAAAGATTTTTTGAAATCCAAAAGCGAGCGAAACTATGTTCTAATCATGTGCGGTCTATATTCAGGAATGCGCATCAGTGATATCATACCTCTCCAGGTAAAACATGTTACGAGTGATAGAATCGAAGTCACTGAGAAAAAGACAGGAAAAGTCAAGCGATTTGCTATCAATCCAGAATTAAGAAAAGCCTTAAATCACTACATCAAAACAAATGATCTACAAGATTACGATTATCTGTTTCCGAGTAAGAAAAAGATTAGGACGGACGGTGTTCGTATTGCTCACATCGGAAGAGTTGCAGCTTACCAAATTTTAAAGCAAGCGGCTGAACATGTCGGATTGAAAAATATCGGAACTCACTCTATGAGGAAGTCATTTGGCTATCATCATTACAGACGAAACCAAAACGTAGCAATCTTGATGGAATTATTCAATCATTCGTCACCAGATATTACACTTGATTATATCGGTATTAAGCAGGATGAATTAGATGATTCAATGATGAATTTTAGCTATTAAAAACCTATTTATTTAACACATTGAAAAAATGTAAATTTGTTTTTAATAAAATAGATGTGAGCACTTGATATGCTTGAGGTTTGAGGATGTTAGTTTTATTTAACAGAATATAAGATATGTTAAATACGGGAGGGGTCAAGTACAGAAAAATACCCCCTCCCCAAAACAACCAGAGAGGACTCAAAAACCTCCCCCAACCCCATAAAAAGAAAGGACCCTCCCTAGATGAATACCCCCAAGGACAGACCGGACCGGAGTGGTCCTCACCGAGTTGCTTTTGAAAAGAATAAAAATATTATTCTCAAAACAAAAAATACTTGTGGGATTTGTGGACTCCCTGTCGATAAATCATTGAAGTACCCACATCCTCTATCTCCGGTCATTGACCATGTTATTCCAATCAATCGCAACGGTCATCCGTCAGACATTCGTAACTTACAGCTAGCCCATTGGCAATGCAATAGACAGAAGTCTGACAAGCTTTACGCTGATGATAGATCAGCCAATGCTACTGTTGTAGGTAACAGGAACTTGCCACAGTCAAGGGACTGGACTATGTATAGAGCTTGAAGTCTTAATGAAAGAATTAAAATTTTTTTGTAAAAAAGAAAAATAAAAAAATATTTAAAACTCGAAAAAATAACAGATATGTGTGAAAGCAAGTCCTAGCTGAGTATAGGGGGGTATCCCCCTCCCTCTAGGCGCTCAAGAGCTTCACGCCGTCACTGTACATTTTTTCTCGCGCCAAATCATCAAAATGAAAGGAGAGCGGTTTGGAATTAAGAGGTATTGATTATCTTAGGAGGAAGTTGAATCTCTATCAGAGCAGAGTCAATCTGAGATACAAGCATTATGCAATGCAGTATTATGAAGCACCTACAGGAATCACAATTCCTGCACATATCAGGGCAAAGTACCAAGCTGTCCTTGGTTGGGCTGCAAAGGGAGTTGATAGTCTTGCAGATCGTTTGATTTTCAGAGAGTTTGCCAATGATGATTTTAATGTCACAGAAATTTTTGATCGTAACAATCCTGACATCTTTTTTGATAGTGCTATTTTAGCTGCACTGATTGGTTCGTGTAGTTTCGTCTATATTTCCAAGGGTGAAGATGATGCAGTGAGGTTGCAAGTGATTGAATCGAGTAATGCGACGGGTGTCATTGATCCAATCACTGGGCTACTTGTGGAAGGTTATGCGGTTTTGGCTCGTGATGATTACAATCGACCAATGCTTGAAGCCCACTTTGAGCCTAATGCTACTCATTTTATTCCGAAAGATGGGGATCCTTACTCGATTACGAATGAAACGGGTATTCCTTTGCTGGTTCCGGTCATTCACCGTCCTGATGCGGTCCGTCCGTTTGGTCGGTCTCGTATTACCAGGGCAGGGATGTATTATCAGAAATACGCTAAGCGAACTTTAGAGAGAGCTGATATTACAGCAGAGTTCTATTCGTGGCCACAGAAATATATTCTTGGACTTGATCCTGATGCGGAACCTATGGAGAAATGGAAAGCTACTGTATCAAGCTTACTGACGATTTCTTCTAGTGATAAAGGCGAGAAGCCAAGCGTTGGACAGTTTACTACCGCTAGCATGTCGCCTTTTACAGAGCAACTGAGAACAGCAGCAGCTGGATTTGCTGGGGAGATGGGCTTGACCTTAGATGACCTTGGTTTTGTTTCAGATAACCCTTCGTCAGTAGAAGCTATCAAGGCTAGTCATGAGAACTTGCGCCTGGCTGGTCGAAAGGCTCAGCGCTCACTAGGTGCTGGATTGCTAAATGTCGCTTATGTTGCAGCTTGCTTGCGTGATGAGTTCCGTTATGCAAGAAGTCAGTTTGTAAGAACAACAGTTAAGTGGGAGCCTTTGTTTGAAGCTGATGCGAATACCATGACAATGATTGGTGATGGTGTTGTTAAACTAAACCAAGCATTACCTGGTTACATCGACGCAGAAACCATTCGAGACCTTACTGGTATCGCTGGAGATATGTCAGCTAAACCGGTGGTAAGCGAGGGTGGTTCAAATGGAGAATGATGTTTTACCTGGTATCTTGCAAGAGGTTCAGTATAGATTTGAACGAGATTTTGGTAAGAGCGAGATCGTCAGAAATGCTTTTGCTACATTGAAGGCTAAAAAAGCCACTTACAAAACTGCAAATGAGTTTGCGATTGAAGTTGGAGAAATTCTCTCTAAGGCTCTAGGAGCTTCTATAAGCGCCGACAAACTACCAGACGGAAAAATGTATTACAATATCGCTCAGCGTTTGCTGACGGACGTGCTAGGACGAAATCACGAGCTTGTGAGTGGTTATACTAGTGATGTTCAGAAGAATTTGAATGATGAAGCGAAAATTGGTATGAAAGTTCAAGTTCCTGAATTAAACCAAGATCGAATCGCTGGCATTGTTAATCGCTTTTCGTCTGAAGATAATTTTGAAGATGTCAGCTGGTTGCTGGGTGAACCTATTGTGAACTTCACCCAGTCCATTATTGATGATAGCATTAGGAAGAATGCTGAGTTTCATCATAAAGCTGGATTGCAACCAGAGATTGTCAGAACATCTTATTTTCATTGTTGTGAATGGTGTCAAGAAGTTGAGGGAAACTATAAATATCCAAGAGTTCCAAAGGACGTTTTTAGAAGGCATCAGCGTTGTCGTTGTATTGTAGATTATGATCCTAAAAACGGGAAAGTTCAGGATATTTGGAATAAAATTTGGAGAAAAAAAGATGAAAATGTTAAAATAGAAGTAAGAAAAGACATAAACAAAGATTTGCAAATGAGTGAAGTGAGAAAGCTAGCACTTCAAAACGGAATTCTTTCAAACCCTATTAAGAAAAGTCGTAAAAAATTAACTGAGGAACAAATTATCGAAGCTGTTGGGGGTGGAGATAGGACTAGAGGATCATGTTCGTCAGCGGCATTTGCATACATAGGAAATAAAGCAGGATACACTGTTCTAGACTTCAGAGGTGGTAAAAGTTGTGACTTCTTTTCTAGAGATAGCAGAATTAAAATGATTGGAAGTCTTCCTGGAGTTCAAACGCATGTGGTCAAAAACACAAATGATTTTACTGCGGTAAAAGAATTGTTTGGGAAAGTAGAAAGTGGAAATGAATACTACTTAGCAACAGGTAGCCATGCAGCTATTATAAGAAAAAACGAAGGTCGTTTTGAGTACCTAGAACTTCAGTCAAGGACAGGAAATGGGTTTAAACCATTTAATAACATTGTTCTGAAAGAAAGATTTAAAGCTCAGAAGTCCCATAGTGTAGGTGGTACAAAATATGATGCGAATAGCTATCTTATTGATGTGAATTCCTTGAAAGACAATCCTGAGTTTCACAAGATATTGAGTTTTATCAATACAGCAGATTTTCAACAAATGAAGGGGGCCGAGGGTCATGAAAGATGAATATGAAGAAGTGAATTGGTCCGAATATTGCTACAAGGAAAATGATGGTGATATAGTTTGGTGGGTTGATACAGCCTGGTTCGCTAGAGGGTTGATGTTAATTACATTTGATAAGAAGAAGTTTTATAACCTTTTTGAAGATTATCCTCATAATATGAGCTCAGAAGAGATTGAGATCTTTGATAAAGAGAATCCATTTTGGGCTGATTTCTTTTCGGACCGAAAATAATAAATTTGAAGCACTCGTAAGGGTGCTTTTATTGTGCTTTAGTTTAGGAGGTGATCTGATATCTCCCAGCGATAGGGTTATCATGCGATGACGATTGAAAGGAAAGTAGAATGGCGAGGAAGAAGCTTGGCAATCAGAATCCTACTCAATCGGTGATTTTAAAATACGTCAAGAAAAATT